CTTGAAAGTAAAAAAATTTATCCTCTATACATTTCATTAATTTCATTGCTATTGACTACCACAACACTCTTTATTTTGACTTTCATTGTATAAAAAACAATTTATACTATATCTAATTCCCTTGGTGACTTTTTTAGTACCATGAATAAATATAGGTTCAGCTGGAAAAAATATAGAATCCCCAGTTTGTAAAGTGTACAATTCTTTTCCTGAAAAGAAACTAAACTCTCCACCTTCATAATCTTCATTTAAATTTATGGTACACGCAGCTCTGTTTCTTTTGTTGACATCTAAATGATCTAGAATCTGTTCTCCTTCTTGATATCGCATGACCCTAATATTTGCGGTTGTAGTCCACCATGCGTTATTAATAACAGGACTTATATTTATTTTTAAATATTGAGTGTAGTTTAAAATCATCATTTCAATATATCTAAAAGCTAAATTTTTAGCTTTTTCTATTTCTGGATTATCTTTATATAGTTTAGATAAATCTAAAGATTTAAAATTATCCAATTTATATACCGAACCTTCATTTACAATATGTTTCGTGCTCGCCTCTTTCATAGTTTTATTAATATTATTTTCAAATAAATTTATAAAATAATTACAGACTTCTTTAGGCATAATTTTATCTTTTCTATAAATTAAATCTTTTACTTTTAAATCCATCATGTTTTATTTCTTATCCATGTTTGAATATTAATTCTAGTGTGTGTCTTCTTTAAATTAGAATTTACTTTGTGCATTAAACCTGCTTTGACTATAGCCACTGAATTACCTACTACAGGTATAAATCCCGCACCTTCATCACACTTAAACATTAACTCTCCACCCCAACTATCTCGCCAGGTTTTATTAAAATAAAAAGTTGCAGCATAACCTCTATTGTCAACATCGTCATTGTGCCAAGTTAAATGTTGACCAAAACTAAATTTTCTAAGATGACTTTCAAACTCATGATCTATTAGATTTACAAAAGATTGATGTTTTAATAAAGCATGATACGTTTTTAAATAATCATTTAAGTAAAAAGATTTGTTCGAATTTTGATTAAAACTTTCTGACATATTTTCTTCTTCTTCTTTAAATGTTTTCCAACTTACAGTTGTTTTTTCAAAATTTATTTTATTTCTATTCTTAATAAAATTAACATACATTTGTTTGTAAATATTTTTGGGTAAAAAATTATGTATCCAAAATAATTTATCCTTAAAATTGTATGCTAAATTCATGCTAATCTTTTTTATTAAGTACGCACCAAGAAGTTAGTAAATATTTTTCTCCACTTAAAGGTTGATTACCTCTATGAACATAGGGAAATCCTGCTGGCCAAATTACTATTCTACCTATTTTAGGTTTTACTCTTACTGCTTGATTTAAAAATTCAGTCTCTCCTCCTTCTTTTACATTATTTAAGTAAACAGAAAAAACTAAAGATCTAAAAGCAGACTCCATTGTATTTCCGTGTTCAACGTGCCAAATGTGATAACCTTGAGAAGGTAAAGTTTTTTGAATTTTTATATATGTGTAATTAAAATTTTCTACGTGATAAAATTCTTTTATTGATGTTTTTTTATAATAATCGTTTAAAGCGGTGTTTACATTTACTAACATCGTTCTAAAACGTGAAGGCCAGTCTATAACAGACTGTATGTCCATAGCATTATCTTTCTTTTTACTTAACGTAGTATTTTCAATCAAAACCCTGTCATAAGTTTTTTTTAATTTTTCTTGTTCTTTAAATATTTTGATCGCATCATTACAAGCTGTTTCAGGTACATAGCCATCGTAAATACCTATAAAATTTTCTATCTTACTTTTTCTTTTATTCATAATTTTTTACTAAAAAATCCAACTGACATACTTATTCTTGAGCTTACTCCAATAACTTTATGCTTAACACCTTTTGGAATAAAAATCAAATCTCCCTTAAACACATGGTAATCAACTATTTTATCATTAAAAACTTTATAGACCATGTTACCATTTAAACCTATAATAAATACATCTTCTTCATCAATATGAGGTACGCCTACTTGAGATATTAAACTTAAAAATAAATCAACATTATTTCTTTGATCGTATTTATAATTAAAAGTCTTACTAAAAAAATCAAATAACACATTAAATTCTTTTAAAAGGTTTACCACACCACGTATTTGAAAAACATTTTTTAAACCACCATAATTTGATTTAGACATGCTTTGTAAATCATTTTCTTCTATTAATTTACTTATTAAATTAAAATCATAAGGTCTGTTTAAGGTTACAAAATTTTTTACAAACGTAACTTTATTTTCTTTAATAGATTGTATTTGATCTTTATTTAATAACATTTTCTGGAGTGTATAAATATTTTATTTTTGATTCTTTACAAGTCATAACTGCATCTTCATAAGTTTCAACAATAGGGTATCCATTTAAATTAAATGATGTATTTAATAATAAAGGAACATTAGTTTTATCATAAAATAATTGTATTAAATCGTAGTAATTTGGGTTTTGCTCTCTTTTTAAAGTTTGAAATCTACAAGTGTTATCAGCATGAACACATGCAGGAACCTCATCAATTGCTTTTTGTTTGGCATCTATTGCAAATGTCATATAAGGCGATTCATCAAGTGTGTGCATATCTAAATAGTCGTGCCTATATTCATATAGTATAGTAGCTGCTGTAGGCCTCCACCACTGTCTTCCTTTTTGTTTATTTACTATTTCTTTTGCATTTTTATTTCTTGGATCAAATAACATAGAACGATTGCCAAGCGCTCTTGCACCCCATTCGGAATGACCTTGAAATATAGCAATTAGCTCCTGTTCTAATAATTTTTCTACAGCTTCTTCTTTAGTTTTCAAAATTTGCATAATAATACGCAGCTCCTACTGCTGTTCCTCCGTCATAAGGTATTGGGTCCACAAAAAAATTTAATTTTGGAAAATGTTTTACAAGTTTAAAATTATTAGAACAGTTTAAATGATACCCTCCAGATAATACTATATTTTTACAGTCACTATATGTAATCGCTTTTTCAATAAGTTTAATTCTTTCTTCTAATGTTTCCTCCTGCGCTTTGTTAGCAATCTCTAAAATATTTTTACTTAAATTTACGTCTTTATTTTTATAAGCGGCTATTCCCATTAATTGTCCTTCTTGATGAGATTTAAAACCAGCCATTTTTGTATAATTTAAATACTTAACTGCTCCAGCTAATTTATTAGTTAAATACAAATCTGTATTTTCATTTATTTTATGAAACTCTTCCATTGGAACTTTATAATAAATTTTAAAGTAATCTGTTCCCCAATTTGTATAGTGTTGATATAAAGATTTAACTTCTTTTTTATTAATATGATAGATGGATTCTACTGATCTAAAAAGAGTTCTAGGTCTTGGTAATTTTTCACCACCACCATCACAAATAACTCCTAAAGCCTCGTTAAAATTACTGAAATAAAAAGCACATAAGGCATGATGAATGTGATGATCATGATTGTAAAATTTAACATCATTACATTTTATTTGTTTTAAAATATTATCTATTACCAATTTTTCATAACATATACTTTCAATACCACAAGACGATATTGATACTGCATCAAAATTTACATTTTTAAATTTTTGTAAAACTTGGTATTGATAATTATTATCAAACATAGGGTGAGGAGGTCTAAAATGTTTTATTTTGTTGAACCTATCTTCTTCATAATATTCTTTTAAAATTCCATTTTCAATTACGGCAAAAGAACAGTTATGGGAAATATTTACACCTAGTACTTTCATTTTTAAAACTCATAGTAATTTATATTTAAAACAACTCTATTTAATTTATCAGTGCATGAGCTACTGGAATGTTTTAAATTTGAATCAAACTTAATCAATCTATTTTCTATACAGTCAACAGGATCGTAATCTTCAAAGTAAGTTTTACCATTTGTTGTATTAAAATACATTATTGCTGTTTTATTATTATCGTAATCATTATGATAACCATGAATAATAGATTTATCAGTTTTAGTAGTTAAATTTATTTTTGCTCTTATTAAAGATTTACAATTTAATTTATTCAATATAGGTTTTAATAAAGATAGGTACCTTGAGTGAGTAGTTGTGTTATCAAAAAAAAGATGGGTAAACTGAAATTTATCTTTTTCTTCCTCTGTGTTTATACCAACATTAAAATACCAATCGAAACTATCACTTAAAAAAATATTTTTTAAATTATTAAATTGATCGGTTTTTAAAAAATTATCTATGACTTCTATATTCACTAGTATTTAAACAATTTATAATCTTTATAATAATAGTTTTTTATATATTCAATTTTTCTATTATTTAAATTGATTTTATTTTGATTGGGGTTTTTGTAGTTTAATTTTTTAGGTAATGTATCTATTTTTAAATTAAAATTTTCAAAAAGCCACTTAATAAAATTTTCACCTAAACTATCTTCAAACCTCCATATATTAGTTTCATAATCTACAAAATTAATTTGAGGCACAAAAAAATTACTCATGTGATTTATACAAAAATTATTAAGTGTTTCATTAAAATAATTTTGACTTTGAAACATGTGTTCTATTTTTTGTTCATTAAAAAACCATGTGCAAGTCACCATAGATATAAATCTATCAACTGGATCTCTTACAACACAAAATTTTTTAATAGGTAAATAATTTAAATACTGATGATACTCTGGATATGTTAAATGAGGTGTTTCTTTTTCTCTGTACAAAACACCAAACTCTGTATTTTGAACATCATGGTTATTTATTTTTAATGTTTCTCTTATAAATCTACCGCCTGTTCTTGGAATGTGAACAAAATAAATATTTTTATTAATAAGCATTACTTTAATATTAAGTTACCAGAAACAGATACCCTTTCTCCATTTGATTTAAAACTATTTACATAATGATGTAAAGTAGATGGAAATATAAATAGGTCACCCACAGTTGGCATAAAAGAATGTTCTATAATATGAAAATTATTATTTTTTAACTCATTAATAAAATTTACACTTCCAGGTCTACTATTATGACTTACAGTTTTATTTACCTCTTCCATTAAATTTTTAGGCACTTTTAAAAATAAAACAAACGATAAATCCTCAGTGTGCACGTGCAAAGGATTTATTTCAAACTTAGACATATAATTAACCCAAGCACTTTCTAATATTAATTCTTTTGCATCAACTTTTATTTGATAGTGTTCAATGCTAGCTTTTACATAACTATTGAAGTAAGCAGATAATATTGGAAATAGTTTATCTTTATCAATACTATATTCTTGTTTTAATAATCCTGCTAAATTTTTTCTATAATCTTTTTTTTTATCCTTTTTACAGAGGAGTTTAACCTTTTTAATTTCTTCTTTGTTTAAAGAAGATTGATATAAAAAAGGACCCCAGTGAAAAAATTTATAATTTATTACATTGTCTTTCATTTTTTTAAAAACACTATATACATGTTTAAAAAGAAAGCAATGATAAGATTAGTATATACAAAAACACCTAATTTAAAAAATCTTGAGGTGATATCACAGTTATATAAAGTAGCTAACTGGCAATTTCCTTTTGAAAAAGGTAAAGGAGATTTAAATACTTTTGACCAAGGCATGGCCTACACTAGTTTTAAAAAAGATTTATTTGGTTTTGAACGTCACCCTGTTTTAAACACTTTTGCAGAAAAAGTCTTTAATATTGTAACAAATAAAAAAGGAACCATAGCTAGAATATATTGGAATTGGTACAATCAAAATTCACAAACTTTTTTTCACAAAGATAATCTTCAACACAATTGTTTTTCTATACTATATAATGTTCATACAAATGATGGAGGCACTGAATTTATTGTAAATAATAAAAATATTTTTTATAAAAGTAATGAAAGTGAGGCTTTAGTATTTCCAAGTTTGATAGAACACAAAGGTGTTGCACCTAAAAAAAATAAACAAAGATTTAGTTTAAATATTATATATTATATTTAAGATGAATAACTTGTTGGTCTTGGACCTTTTTCAGATTCATCTCTAGTGTCATCATCCCATTGTTCTTGAAGAAAAGTTAAATGCTCTGCATCCCATTTATCAATAAATTGTTGGATATCACCTAGTACAGACGAATCATATGTTGAGTTAGGAGTTTTATCTCTATACTCTACTTGATCTGTGTCATCGTCAGCTGTGTATTGGATTGCCCAAATATTAGAAAATTTTGGAGCTGACCAAAAAGAACTATCATTTATTTCATAACCTGTTCCAGCTTCTGATCCTGTGTTTTTAATTATTTTATTGTCTTCAAATATAACTGTCCAATTTCCTTTTTTCATAAATATATCCTATGTTTTAATTATATATATTAAAGCTATATACGGTTGTAAAGTTGAAACCGCATTTGCATTGTGGCCGTGCGCTGTGCCACTACCTGTCGTTTGAACTGTTCTATTACCAACGTTACCTGTTTTACCACCACCGAAATTAGGCATAATTCTTGGATCAGGATCTGCTCCAGGAGGTGCCATTGGAATAACGTGATTGTGTGCAGCAAGTTGCGATGTAGAAATAGATGTGTTGTTAATTGATGGAGTTACTGTATTTGCTCCACCAGTTGATGCTAAAGCTTTTGTTCCTGATTTTCCAACTGGAACATTATCTTGAAGATCAGGTACATTAAAAGTAGTTGATCCATCTCCAGCTCCATAAGTTGTACCTATGACTGCAAACAATGCAGAATAAGTTGATCTAGATACAGCGGATCCATCACATTCTAAAAATCCAGATGGAATACTTGAATCTGACCATGATAAAATTGTTCCTGTTGCCGTACCTTCAATACCTGTAAGGTTAGCTCCATCAAAATCGTATCTAGTTGCTTCGTAATTTGCCATAATTATTTATCCTTATAAGTCCAACCAACCGTTGCATCACCAGAATACACTAAAGTAAATCCTGCACCTTCTGTATTTACAACAAGGTCAGCTGCGCTGTTTGTTATATTAGAACCATTTCTACCAACTGTAAAGGCATTGGTATCAAAAGTATATTTAGAATCTACAAATGTTACTTCATCTCCTGTTGCTGGTGAAGCAGGTAAAGTTATTGTTAAAGTTCCACCAGAAGTATCTGCTAAAATTTGAGCACCTGGTTGAACTGTTTCAGCTGCAGAGATTGCTCTCCATTTTTTAAATTCTAAATCTTTTACAATGTCTGTTCCATCTGCATGGCAAATATATGAATGACCTTCACATAATAAAAATCCAGTTTGTCCTGTAACTTTAAATGTTAAAGTATTTCCTGCATGATCTGTTCCATCAACGATGTTAAAAAACTTTTCAATTCCTGTAGGAAAGTTTACAATTCTATTTGCTGCAAGAGTGCCTGTAAATTTTAAAGTCATATTTCTTGCATTTGAAAGTGCAGCGTCTGTCATCGCTAAAGTTACATCGGCTGACGCAACATCTATTTCTTGATAACCTGCAATTGCTTGTTGTACTAAATTTAAATTTGTATTTGTTTTATCGCCCCACGTACCAGAGTTTTCCCCTGTTACCATTAGTTCTATTTTTAAATCGGTTGAATAACTTGATGCCATTTTAGCTCCTTATAATTTTTACAATATACATTTTTTAAGCTGCTAAATCAACCTCTGTCCATGTATTTGTTACTCCTGGGTCTATTTCACGCCATGCCGTAATATTAGGCGAACCAGTATTAGTTGTCAAGCCTGTACCTGTAGGAATAACCACTGCAGTTCCAGTTACTGTAACTTGACCTACGTTAAATGTAGCAGAAACCCCTGTTACTTCAGCAACAGATACACCGTCCGCAGTCCCTACAGAAATTGTTGAAGAAACCCCTGTTAAAGGAACATTTGCATTACCTAAAGCGTCTGAATTTCCAACAAAACCTGTTAATTCTACACCAGTTACTGGAACATCAATTCTAGGTTCAGCAACAACTTGGCCTATTTCACTTGTTAATGCAATACCTGTTACATCAATAGATGCTGTACCAGTTACTGTTACACTACCGATACCCGTGGTTAATAATTCACTTTGAGCTATTTCGTTATCAGAATTAGCTGAAGTTCCAACTGAATTAATTTCTGTCTGTAATTCAAGTCCATTTACTTCAATTGTAAAATCAGTAAATGCTTCTTCGTTTCCGATAGCTGATGTTAAACTAATACCTGATAGTTGAACTGTGTAAGCATCACCCCAGACTTGGTTGCCCCACTCTTGTCGTCCCCAACCTACATTGATTTCACCATCAGCTATAACAGATCCTATATTAGAGGATAAAGAAATACCCGTTATAGAAACTTCTGGAGAAGCTAACTCTCCCCATTCACCATTTCCCCAAACTTGGCCACCCCATCCTGTAGATGGGAATGCAGCAGTTGTTCCGATATTTAAAGATGCACCTATCCCGTTAACATCTATGTTATTAAAACTAGACGCCCACGAGTTGTCGCCCCACGAATTACTGCCCCAAGTTGTGGCCAAAGGATGTTCCTCCTATTACGATATTCTCAATATCGCAGCAGAAGTTGTAAAGTCAGGGAATTGGATAGTGAATGTACCAGACGTTGCAGTTTTATCACCACCAAAATCCAAAACAGCGACTGCGCTATCTGAGTTTGATGTATTATAAATTAATGCACCTCTAGCTGTTAATGTTACCCCTGTAAACGATCTATCACCAAAGTCGACGATCGCAACACCTGATGCTACAGATGTTTGTTGAGACCCAACTGCTAAAGCTCCACCACCTGCCGCATATTGACCAGATGCTCCAACTTCATTATCCGTTGTGTATGAAGTTGTTGATGCACCTAAAGTTGCAGATGAAGTGTATAAAGCTAGTTTAAATTTATCACCAGTTGTTTGTGTAAAGTTGTGTTTTGCTTCTAATAGTTCTTTCTTGAAAGAATTCGCTATTGCGTTTGTTGTTATTGCCATTGTTACTCCTTAGTTAATTTTATTAAGGACTAGGTGAGTCTAATGGTATTCGAGTCACCCCATCACTATAATCATCTCTTCTTCTGTATCCTTTTTGAAGAATAGCAAAAGTTTTCAATTCCTCAGTATAACGGTTTTTGTACAGGTTGTACATATCCTGCGGGCCTTTTAAGAAACCAAAAGCCTCAGTCATTACACCATAGAATAATAAATTTTCAGCATAACTTGACAGATATGTCGTAGTATTAGTAGCTGATAGATGTTGAGGTGTTTTAATATAATTAATCTGACATGTAAAAGCTGCACTTGGTGCAGGTGCAACAAGAATATATGTTGGATTTTCGTCCCAATATCCATAGTATTTAGGAATTCCAGTTACTAATGGACTTGTATCTGGTGAATATTCAGAAATAAAAGTTTGATCTCTCTTCTCTAAATAAACTCTAGGAGTCCCTGATGTAGTTGAATCAAATACTTGAACAGCTCTTAAATATAATAAATCTGCAGGTAATACTAAATATCTATTTCCAGAAGTAAATGTAGACAAAGAATACTTACGGTCTACATCCATGCCATCAACAGCTCTAGATATAGTTAATTCAACATCTGTAATAAATCCTTCAACTATTGAATCAGTTAAAACAGTTGAATCAACTTCTGTATAATCTCTTACTTTTGTGACTAGTTCTGAAAATGTTAATGCCATTATGATATCTCCACTGTTACTTTAGATAAATACATTGCTATTGCAGGTTTAATATTTCTACTTGGTCTCATACCGTCTGATGAAAATGCAGAATCACTTTGACCATCAACTGGAAATGCAGTCACTACCATATTACCACCACCAATTTGATCTGATGGAAACTGTTGTGGTCGAGCGTCCAGGAGCCCTTGTGGGTCACCCCCGTATATTTTAGGCTCTAGCTGTGGATGCTTAGGCTCGAACTCTGAAATATGGACGATGGATCCATTCCATTCTTTAACCATTTCAACATATGGAAAAGCTTGACCAGAACGGTCGGATATCGCTAATGAATTTTTACCTCTTGCAAATCGTGCCATTAGTTCCTCGTTGGATAGTAGTTAGCTGGTGAAATGAATACAGAAGTTCTTTGACCATCTTCATCTAAAGCTCTTTTTAATTCATCTTCATAATATAATTTTAAAGCTTGTGTTTTATCTGGTGAGTATTTTAAAGATAAGTAAAAAGCTAAACCAGAAATCATACAAGGTAAAAATCTAAAAGGGACATCAGCTGTATTACCGTACGCGCCCGCGTCTTCAATTCTATTTAAGGTATAATAATGTAAATAAGTATAAGTTGTTGCATCTGGAGTTAGATACAATGTAATTGTAGGTGTAGTTTGTCTATCTACAAAGTATTGTGACGGTTGACCTGTAGATCCTTTATTAGGCAATGCCGCATAAGTTGATCTATCAATTTTAGATAAAGATATATCATTAACACTAGACCCTGGTGAAACAGCAGTTGAAATATATGCCTCTAGAACATCGTTCGTGGACGAAGGAGTATTATAAGTCGCTGTACCAGATGTTAAAAGTTGAGTTTGTTTTTCAACCTTCCAAAGATGCACTCCTCTATTTCCCCATTCAGAAAATAGAATATTTAATGAAGTTCTAGCTTTTTTTAGATCGTATCCAGAATTAGTTTGAAGACCACATCTCTCATAAGCTTCCTCTATGATGTCATCAATTGACAAATCAAATGCTGTAGTTCCTGATGTAGCCATTTAAACATATCCTTTATTTTTGTTTAGAAACAGGTTTGTAATCTTTTGCTTTACCTTTGTAAATTAAAACACCTTTTCTACCTTTTGGAGTAATTTCCTTAACAGTCATTTCTTTTTTTACTCCACCACCCATTTTCATTTTTTTAGCTACAGGTGATTTACCAGTCATAGCCATTTTTTTATGCATTCTTATTTTTTCCATTAAAACACTCCTTTAAAGTTAGTTCCTTTGATAGCGATTCCGCCACCTTTCATTTTATTATTTTTTCCTCTTAGGATTTTAAAATCCTCTCCAGAAATCTTTCCATCTTTATTAGCGTCAAGTTTCTTTTGACCACCTGTTAATCCACCTTCTTTAAGTGCATATCCAGTTATATTTTTACCTGGTCTTGATGGTCCGCCTTTATCATATTCAACTCCAGCATCTTGTCTAGGTTGATTTTTTGTTTTATCATAACCTTTATCGTCTTTTTTCTTCATTGGAGGCATCATTGGTTTTGGTCTTGTTGGTTTAGTTGTAGGTTTT